ATGCAACCTATTTTATTTTTACCTATAATTCTTATTTCATTTTTCCTGATTTTTGAAGCTAATCCTTTTTTAGCAGAAAAACAGTTTGTTTATGCTTGTGTGGGACTACTTGCTTTTATGTTTTTTTTCTTCTTTCCTGTAAGGAAATTTATTTGGATTATTCCTTTTGCTTACTGGATTAATATATTTTTACTACTGAGTGTAGATATTTTTGGGGTTGAAAAATTAGGTGCTAAAAGATGGCTTGAAATTCCTTTTACCCACTTTACCATACAACCTTCTGAAATTTTTAAACCCAGTTTTATTTTAATGCTTGCTTATCTTATTTATCAGAACCCTCCTCCAAAAAATGGATACAAAGTTAAACAATTTATTAAGCTTAGCTTTCATATTATCTTACCTTTTTTACTTATTGCAAAAGAGCCTGATTTAGGAAGTGCTATGGTTTTGCTACTTGTTGGCTTTGGAGTGCTTTTTATCATGGGTGTTCATTATAAAATTTGGCTAAGTATTATTATAGCTATAAGTGTTAGTTCTCCTATTATTTACACACATCTTTTAAAACCGTATCAAAAACAAAGAATTCATGATTTTATTTCAGAAAAACCAAGTTATCAAGTAGCTCAATCAATGATAGCCATTGGAAATGGTAGTTTAACTGGAAAATCTCAAGACGAAGCTACACAAACTCATTTTAAATTTTTACCCATTTCAACCAGTGATTTTATCTTCGCTTATATGATAGAAAGATTTGGATTTATTGGAGGGTTAATATTAATTATACTTTATATTTTGCTTATTTTTCATCTGCTTAGTTTAAATTATAAACTTAAAGATGATTATTTTGCTAGAGTTGCTATTAATTGCGTTGCATTATTTATTTTTATTTATGCTGCAGTGAATATCTCAATGACTATAGGCTTTGCACCAGTAGTTGGAATTCCTTTACCATTTTTTAGTTATGGTGGAAGTTCTTTTACGATTTTTATGATTTTTTTTGGAATTTTACAACATTTAATCACTTTTAGATATTTTTGGACAGATATAAAAGCTAAATAAAATATTTTTAAGCATTAATAAGATATAATTTTATCTTTTAATTCAACTTAGGCGGATTTATAGCTCAGTTGGTTAGAGCAACCGGCTCATAACCGGTTGGTCGCAGGTTCGAGTCCTGCTAAATCCACCATTACTTTTTTTATCAAAATCCCTATTTTACTTTAATGTCCTAATCAAACACCTACAATAAAGCATTTTAAAGCTTATTCTATATTGTTCTTTTACATTCCAAAATGTGCTATAATATTCTTAAAAAAGTGGGTTACTTTTATAAAAATGGGTTACAAAGTGGGCTACTTTTTACATCAAAATAGACACCAACAAAAGAGAAAAATTATGGCAAAAATTAACAAACTTACTGATAGTTTTTTAAAAAGCATTAAATGTGAAAGTGGCAAAAAATTTATAAAATTTGCTGATCCAAGCTTAAAAGGCTTGTATATTTTTGTTTATCCTAGTGGCAAAAAAATATTCAAAATAAGACAAATAAACGATACTTACATAAAAATAGGAGAATATCCTTTATTATCCTTAGCAGAGCTTAGAGAAATGGCTTTAAAAGCCTTTAAGTTAAAAGTAAAAGGACAAAATATAAAAAATGTCAAAAGACTAAAATTTGGCGAAATATACAATGAAGTGTTAGAAAAATGCAAGGCAGATGGGTTAAGTATAAAAGAAATACAAAGAGGGTTAAAATATAAAAATAGCGTTTTTAAAAATTTTAAAGATATGGATATAGAAAGCATCAAGCGTTCACATATTATTGAAACGCTTAAAACCATAGAGCATCAAATCCCTACGCTTATAAAAGCAAAAGGCTGGATTAACAAAATCTTCAAATACGCTCTACAACTTGAAATCGTAGAGAATAATCCTGCGGCAAGTATTGATAATTCTATTGTTTTTAAAAAAGCTTCAAAAGTAATTCATCAGCCAACCTTATTAGACAATGATAAAATTAAAGAGTATATATTGACTTTAAAAAACTCAAATCTTAAAAAAACACATAAAAACCTAATGCTTTTTAATCTTCTGACAGCACAACGCCCAGGTAATATCATAAAAGCGACTTGGGATGAATTTGATTTAAAAAATGCTATTTGGATTATACCTAGTACAAAAATGAAAATGAGAAAAGAACACATCATCACTTTAAATTCTCAAGCGCTTAAGATTTTAAAAGAACAAAAGAAAAACAAGGTTAATGATTATGTATTTGCAGGAAGTGCAAAGAATGGGTGTAATAGTGAGAATATTACTTGCAACATCAATAAGCGGCTAGGATATCAAGGAATTCAAAGTGCTCATGGCTTTCGTGCAATGTTTAGAAGCTTAGCCAATGAATATCAATTAGAACATAATATAAGCATGGATATAGCGGAACTTTGTTTAGCACATGAGCAAAAAAACGCTATTTTAAAAGCTTACAATCGTGGAGATAATATAGAATTAAAAAGAAAGTTGATGCAGTGGTGGGGAGATTATATAGAAAAACTTGCAGGGATTTAACCCACTCTGCAAGTTTGTAACCATTTGTCAATTTCGGATTTTTCATATTTAAAAGTAGAACCTATTTTAATTCCTTTAGGAAAATTGAATTTGTTTTGATTTACTCGCATTCTCATTTTGCGTATTTTAAGCGGAGTAAAACCCAAATACTCAGCCACTTCTTTTGTTGATAATAATTTCGCCATTTTATTCTCCTTTATTTAAGTTAAAACCTAATTTTTCGATAATTGCTTTTTGTTCTTCATAGCTTAAAAAATTACTGATTAAAATCAAAACATTTTCAAAATAAAAGCGATTATAGCTTACACTTTGCTCTAGTATCTTGATTTCTAATGTATCGCTTAAACCCTCAAGTGAAGTAGTTATTTTCCAATTCTTCTCAATACTTTTCAAAACTTCATCATTTGCGTTTTGGTTAAAAGCGTCATCATTTCTTAAAAGCAACATTTCTTTTAAGGTTTGCTTTAAAATTTCTTGCGTGTTTGCTAGCTCTTTCTCTAATGCTAGCTTAGCTTTTACATATTCTTTTAATTCTTTCATTTTTTATCCTTAAAATAAGATATTCTTTTGTCAAATTTTTCTTTTAGAAGCTCGTAATTATGTCTTGTCAAATCATCAAGTCTTCTTTTTGTTTCACCTATGATATTTTTAGTAAGGTTTTCACTCCATAAAGTAAAATCTAACTCATTAAATATCACCAAACCATATTTAGCTAGTTCTTTTTGTAAAAGTCTTAAATTTTCTTCATTGTCAAAATCCTTTCTTCTTTTTAAAACTTCTAATGCACCCTTACAAGCATCTAATTCTTCTTTTGTTTGGATTAGATCATATTTTAAAGCTTTGATTTGATTGTTAAAATTAGTCTTTTGTTGTTCTAGTTGGGATTTATAACCCAAGCTTTGATGATGATTTAAAGAATTAAGCCTTAGGTTTTCATCGCTTAGGGTTTTAAATCTAGCTTGTGTTTGCTCTCTTAAAAGCTTAGCTACTTTCTTGCGGTATTCTTTAGCTTTAGGGCTTTTAATAAAAAAGCCAAGCATATAAACACCCTCTAAAGTCCATTTGATTACTCTTTGTCTTCCACCTTTTGTTTGCTCATAATCGTAGAAATAGTGTATATTTTCTATGAGTTCGTCGGCGTTTCTTAAAAAATGTTTTGCGATTGAATTTTTGGTAACTTCATAAAATGAAGCAACTTGTATTGAGGTATTATTTTGTATTTGTGATAGCATATTAACCCTTTCATTTTATGCTTTGAAAGGGTTGTTTTGATTTTAGTGTTTACTCTCTTTCGTTTTGTCTTTTAGAGACTTATTTTGCTTATAAAATAGATAGCAAGTATAAGCAAAGAGTATAACGCTTACTCCTGCAATAATGTTTAAACCTATCTCATTCATCTTTTTGCCTCCTTTGCATAAGAATACATATAGCCATAATCCCAACGCTAAAAGCAGTTATGATAAAGCTTTGCGGTTTAAAGTCAAAATTCATTAATGCGAAACTCCCATTAACAAATAAGCCAAGTCCTATATTTTTAATTAATTCCAACATAGCTAAATTCTAACACAAAAATCTTAAACAACCCTAATTCAAAGAACATAAATTACTAATTTTAGTAATTATACAAGAATTATATACTATTTTTAGAAAATAGTCAAGCAAATAAAACTAATTTTAGTAAAATAATTTAAATAAATTCTAAAATTAGTATTTAAAGGTATGGACAAATTGTCTATACCTTATAACTCACTTGCTATTTTATGGGCTTTTTTAAAAATCTCTAATTTTTCCTTTAAAGTCTTATTTTCAATCAAAAGATTTAAAGCAAGTTCTGCCATTTTTGGAATTTTTGTAGTAACCCAACCTGATATAGTCGTTTGTGGTACCCCCAAAATCTCGCTTAACTCCTTTTGCGTGATATTTAATTCTTTGCAAACTCTTTTAACGATGTTTTCTTTCTCTTCTGCCATTTTACTCCTTTCTGAAATTTATTCCACATTTAATATAACAATTTCTTTGATTTTATTATATTCTTTTACTATTCTTAGTTTTAGTTTTGCTTCTTGTTCTTGTATGCTAGATTTAGCAAGTTTCATTCTAGCATTAACATCTATTATGCCTGCATTAGCCCAATGAGTTTTACCATCTAAAATTATTTTAAATTTTTTCCTGTCATTTGTTTTTTCAAAACCTAAAATTTTAAAATTTCCTTCAATATCTTCTGTTTGTGTGGTATCTTCTATTTCTTTAAAGTTGTAATCTTCTTTATTTTGATTAGTAACAACATCATTTCCCAAACTAAAACTAGCTTTTTCATCATCTTTTAGTATTTTAACTAATGTTATCTTGGGAGCATTGCAAGCATTTTGCAATTCTTTATTTTTGGCAATTTCGGCTATAATTCTTCCACCTTCATTTCTACTTTTTATGTCTTCTATTTTTTCATTATGAGTTAAAAAATTTCCAAATGACCAGCAACCTCCAATAATTAATGCTATTACAATAAAAAGAATGAGCTTATCTCTACTTTCCATATCTTTAATCACTCCTAATAAATTTGTTAAAAACTCATCTGTTTTTATTTCTAAGCTACCTTTTTCCAAAGAAAAACGAATTAATTGATTTTTATTAATACCATCAATTCCAAAATCCTTTTTTAATATATCAGCAACTCTATAAAAACTATCTTGGTAAGAAGCAATTACTCTTGCAATTTCTGCATCTATATATCTTATATTATAGTTTTCAAATCTCCCACCTTGCAACTTAATAGTATGTTGTATCGTACCAACTTCTGTTACTTTAACATTTTCTCCATTTGAAAGTTTTTCAAAAATCGTAAGCAAATCATCAATTGAATTTATTGATAAATCCATTTTTCTCTCCATAATTTAAGTTTTCTAATTTTACCAAAACTTTACTTAAGCAAACAAACTTCTTTCTATATATTTAAACATCATTTTATTAGCACCATCAAAAAACTCTTTTTTGATTTCAAATCCATAAGCTTTGCGATTTAAATTTGTAGCCGCCAAAAGCGCACTTCCACTACCCGCACATGGATCTATAACAACATCACCCACATCAGTAAAAATAATAATTAATCTTTCTAGTAATTTAACAGGCTTTTGAGTAGGATGCACCTTAGGAATACCTTCATCTTTTTGCCAATCCATACAGTTATAAATCATCTTTCCATCATTATTAAATTTTGGAAGTTTATCACGATATAAAATCAAAGCGTATTCGCAATTTCCCACTATTTTCATATTTGCTTTTAAAACTTGGGATGAGCTTGGTTTTTTAAAAACCAAATTTATATAATGATTAAATCCGTATTTTTTAGCTACTTCAATTAATATTGTTTGTTGCTCAAAGCTGCAAAAAACAATCATACAAGGACTTTTTCCGCATTCTTTAGGTTCTTTTATAAGCATTTTAGAACAAAAATGCATAAATTCAGCCACCCTAAAATCATTATCCGTGTCAAAAAAAAGGCTTTTTTGCCTTTTTACTTTCTCCGTTTTTATTATCGCCATTTATATACCATTCAGGAGATGAAGCATAAGCATTGTTGCCTAGATTATAAGGAATATCAGCTATTACAAGCTGTGCTTTTGGTATATTATATCTTTTAAAATTTTGAAAATGGTCGTTATATAGTTTTGGAGTTGTCATCTTTAATCCCTTCTATATTAAATAAGCTTGGTTGCTTTAACCTTTCAAGTGCTTTCATTGTTTGTTCTAATTCTTTTTCATAATCTTTTATTTGTGTATTTATACTACTTCTTTCATTTTTTGCTAATTGTAAAGCTTTATAAATACTTAAAACTCTTGTGCTCAATCTTTCTATTTCTTCATTAAAAATGTTTTCATTTTGTTTTAAATCTTTAATTTGATCTTGCGTGATTTTTGTTACCATTGTTTATCCTTTTTATTATGTTTTCAAGCCTTGAAAGCCCGCGTTCTAAAATTTCTTGCTCTTCCTTGCTCCTTGCTTTTAACTCTCCTATCTCTTTTGCAGTGATAGAATAAAAAACCAAATCAATTCTTTTATAAAGATCTAATTTCTTTTTATATTCTTCCCTTAATCTTTGCAAAATACTTTCTTTTTCTTTTTCAAATGAAGCCAAAACAAAAATATTTGAGAAATAAAAACAAAGTTTTTTCTCTTTATTTTTGCCTATAATCTTTGCATCTTTAAAAAAACATTTAAGATCATCGTTTAAAACAAGTTTTGCTAAATCATAAGCTTCTAATTCTCTTGTAATATTCATTTAACACCTCATCGTATAAGTTTTATTAAACTCTCTTGTGATCTTTTCTACTTTAAAAATAGCCTTTAATTTATTATCGCACTCAGGACAAAAGCCGTCCAAACTGACGCTTTTTACGTCACCTACAATTTCATCAAAGCCTTTAAAAAATTTAGAATTTGGCACAAATTCTAAGTTGCATTTTGAACATTTTATTGTCCCTTTGAAAATAAAATTTACTTTCATATTCTCTCCTAGCTTACCAAAGCATAAGGCTTAAATGCCTTAACCCAGCGTGGATTATTTAAATACTTTGTCTGCTCAAGTATTATTCTCATGTCAAAATACCAAATTCCTATCATTCTTAAATAATCTTGCATAAGATCTAGTGCGTCATTGACATCATTTTCTATGCTATTTAAAAACTTATCTTTTATTTTCAAAGTAAGTTCTAGCCTTTTCCACCTCACAAATTCCCTCTTGATATCTTCTTTATGATAATGCTTTTGTTTTTCATACTTGTCGTAAAGTAAAATGCGTTCTAATTTATAATATTTACTTTGAGGATTGTTGATATACATACTAGTTTTATAAGTATGAAAATCTCCAAAGATTTTAAGTTTGCTAAATCTTTCCTTGTGTTTAAATTCCCTTGGTTTTGACACCGCTAGATCATCATCAAAATCACAAGCAATATCCACACTATAAGCTTTAAACCTTTTTATCATTTTGCTTAAAATTTTCCACACTTCAGCTTCTATTTGTTTGCTAGGCTGATAAAGCCCATTAAATTGCACCTCTATGTAGTAATCTTTTGCTTTTTTATTCTTTTTAGAAAGCTCAAAGCAAGCCTTAGAATTATCTAATATAATGATAGTATTTGAAAGGCTTTTATTTCTAGGTTTTATATTAATATAACGCATTTTAAAAGGATAAAATTTATCTTTAGTTTTTACACCTTTGAATTTATCTTTTGCAAATTCATTGATACTTTTGTTTCTTGTGGTGCTTCGCATTTTTTTAAAAAGCCCCCATTTTTTAAGGTATTTGTAAAAGGTTTTTTTATTGATAACAAAGTGGAAGCTATCGTATCCTGTGCTGTGATTTGTTTGCATAAAATATCCTTTTCAAAACCTTTTTTCATTAAAAAGCCATTGCTACTTATCTTTACAAGTGCATAGCCACGCATTGCTAAATTTTCTATAACCTTTGCCATTTGTGCTTTTCTAAAAGCATCATTATCTTTTTGCATGGGTTTAAAACTCATTTTTTTTCCTTTCTAAAAATTTCCCTTATTGCTAAGCCATAAATCTTTACTATTAATGGTATGACCGCATTTCCTAATCCATTAACCGCGTCCATTGCGTTGGAAAACCCATCATCACAAAATAAAGGCTCGTTATTTTCATCCTTTATTATTCTAACTTGCAAATTATCTTTTCTAAAAAGTTCCAAATTCATTTTTCCTCCTTAAAAATTTAGTGTTTAAATGAAGACTTAAAGCCACCTTTCAAGGGTGGCTTTAAAGAAATATAAATAGTTTTTGAGGACTTTAAAAGAATTCTCATTAGTCCTCATTTAAACACTAACCAAAACATAGAACCTGCATTCAAAGTCTAAAAGACTTTTGGTATTTTGGTAAATTAACAAAGCTTTTAAAAAGCCCACTTTCCACGCCGTCGTCCGTGAGTGTAATAAATATAAGAACGCACTAGCCATAAAAGGCTAGTGAAGCAATCTAAAAAATATCAAACCTTTAAAGTTCGCAATTGTAGGCGTCTATCTACTTAACGCAACTTTTTTAACTAAAACCCTTTAAGCACACTTTTATAATGTGCTTAATGAGGCTTTAAGCTGCCTCTATCTCTTCTAGTAAAGCTTTAATTTCTTCCATAGATTTTTCATAAGCTTGTTTATAAAATTCATTTTTTTTATACTCTTTTTTTATCTTTTCTATGCGTTTTACCAATCTTTCATCTTCTCTTAAACCAAGTTTTAAAAGAGCTATTTCAACTTTTGCATTTGTAAGATTATTTGAAAGCCAACTGTTTAAAGTGTTAAAGGCTAAATTTAACCTTACCTCAGCTTCTGTTATATTTTCCACCCCTAATTTTTGCTTTATTCTTTCTTTCATTTTGAAACCTTTACACTGATAATAATTTTTTCAAAAAGTCCATCACTTATAGCCTCGATGTTTATCTCATCATTTATGTGTAAAAAATCAAGTGCTTTTTCAAACACCTCATTGCTAAAATTAAAGCACTTTCTAAGTTCTTCTTTTTCTTCGCTTTTTTTAGAACTTAAAACATCTAAAATTGATTTTGCTTCTTTCATTTTTTACTCCTAAAAACTTTCTAAGTTAAAACTTGACATACTTTATATAATTATTTCGTTTTGTAAAATTAATTATGCGTAGAATTATAATTCATTTTGAATTAATTGTCAAGTCAAATTATAAATAATAATTCAAATTGATTTAATTGAACCTATGATATCTTATATAATATAATTACAAAAATACTATGTAAGGAATTAAAATGTCAGGAAATAAAGAAAATATTTCATTTGAGAACTATGAAAAGAATTTAAAATTAGAACTAGAAAGCAAAAGAAAGGATTTTGATAGCCAAATTTCACAGATCATACCAGGTCAAATACAAATGATAAAACTTTATTTTTGGTTTGCCACTCTTATAATATCAGGGCTTTTGACTATATCGAGCAAGATGCTTAAAATTTATCCTACTATTTCAAACTTGGAAATCTTGCGAATATCTTTTTTTATCCTAACTTTTATATGTGGTATAACTTGTATCTTTTTTACACTAAAAGCAATTTTAAAAGGAGCTACTATCTATCATCCAGCTGAACTAAAAAAAGTATTTGAAGAGTTTCCAAAAGATAAGTATGAGCATGTAAAAGGCTTAGAGAGAATGATAAACGCAACTTATAAAGCTATAGAAGCAAATAAGGATGAAATCTTAAAAACCGCAAAACAATTGCGTTTATCTTTTTATAGCATTGTTCTTTGTTTGTCTTTTTTTATAATATTTTTAATCACATTATTTCCAAATTTTATAGAAAGGGGGTGAGTATGCTTGGCAGATGAAAAAGAAAGTGTTGAAATAGATACACCTACTCCAACACAAACCAGAGATGATAAAAAAGATTAAGGCTATTTACGCCTTAATCAAACAAAATATAATACCCAAAAAAGAAAAATATAAATATGAGCCAATACTCCATTTTTTAAACTCTCAAAATAACATAATACAATTTTAATCTAAAACTTGGCATACTTATTGCTTGGGTTTTAATAAACGATTTAATTTTTTTATATTGTTGGTAATATTATAATTCATTTTGAATTAATTGTCAAGTCAAATTATTTTTTAAGGCGTCAATCATGGATTACGAGCAAACAATTAAAGTATTAAAAAAATTTGCTGATGTGGATACCATAAAAGAATTGAGTGATATACTTGATGTAAATTATGCCACTTTTAACACATGGGCTACTAGAAAAGAAATTCCTCTTAAGAGAATTAAAGAATTTTCGGAAAAACTTGGAATAGATATGAATTTAATTACAAATCCTGAAATGGAAAATTATTATGAATTAGTAGAAGAATTAAAAACTTTTTTTAATGTAAAAAGTTTAGAAGAAGTAGCAGAGAGATTAGGATATAAAAAAAATAATGCAAATAATTGGCGAAATAATAAACAACTTTCAGCTCAAGCATTGAAAAAATACTATGAGTTAAAAAAGGCTAATAATTCAGTCTCTATTCATCACCACAAAGATAGTATAACTATTCGTTATTTCCCAGATATTTATGCGAGTGCAGGCTTTGGCAATGCAAGCGAAAATGAAAATTTTCAGCTTATAAACATAGATAAAACTTTTTTAATTGAAGTTTTAGGAGTGCCTTATAAAAGCCAATACGATATGATTAAAATTTTTGGCAATAGCATGGAGCCTTTTATACAAAACGGCTCTTTTATCATCATAGATACTACTAAAAATTCATTAGACAAAATAAGAAATGGCGATGTAGTTATTTTTCGCAAAGATAGTGAGTTATTTTGCAAACGCATTTTAAAAAATGCCTTTGATGATAATATAATTATCAGTAGTGATAATGTTAATTTTAATGATAAAAAAGTTAAAAAAACTGCTTTGAAAGAATATATTTTTATAGGCGTTGTAGTTTGCTCTTGTAATGCAAAGATATTTTTAAATCAAATTGAGAGAGTGTAAATCAGATTACAGAAAAACATAAAGAAATCAAACAGCTTAAAATTTTTGATCTTTACAAAAAAAATTACCGCTTATCTCTACATTAAAAAATTTACAAGATATAAACTTTTATCTTATCTTCAAAAAGATACACAAAGTGATGAATTAAAAAATAACCAGACTTATAATTTAATGAATGCTTTTCGTTTTTATTTAAATGATTTTTTTGAAAATTTTGATATGAATAGAGTTTTAAGGAATAAAAAAGAAGTAACATAAAGATAACAGAGGGTAAAAATTTAAGTAGTTCTAAATTGTTACTTTAGTATAATTAAAAAAATTTTAAATTTATTAAAATGAAGGTTTATTTATTTATGATTTTATACTGCACCAAAGAAAATGATGAAGAAAAAAAGTGTATACATGAAAGTCATTATCTAGGCTCTAATAATCAATTAAATATTATCGCTTGCAAGGTCGAAAAACAACGCAATAAAAATAACTTAGAAATAGAGATTAATGACAATGAATGTATAATAATAGATGTTACAAATGATAATAGAAAAAATTCAGAAATTAAAGCCGATATTAGAGTGAAAGAGCAACAAACAATGCTTGAAAAAAGTGCTTTATTATTTAATAATGGTTTTTATTATATAATGAATAAAAGCATTGTAATAAGAAGAGAGGAAATTTAACAAGGAGGTGCCAAATGGATAAAAAAACTATGATTGAAAGTAAAGAAATTAGAAATTCATTCGATGTTAAAGCTCAAAAAAAAGCTCAAGAAATAGCTGATTTATTAGAAAAAATTTGGCATCTCATACCGCAAAGCAATGAAATGGCTATGGCACCAGAACAAGTTTTAAATTTGGTTTATCCTGAAAAAATACAAATTCCAGTAGATCCTTTTAAGATAGCAGAGTATTTTAATATTAAAATAGAAGAATGCAAGGATATGGAGAAAAAAGAAGGGGAAGTCGTTTTCAATGGAGAAAAAATAATAATCAACTATAAACCTAGTGGTTTTATAAATAGAGATAGATTTACTATAGCGCATGAGTTAGGACATGTATTTTTACATTTTTTAGAAGGATATAAATTTGATTTTAAAGATAATGACATAAAATCAGGTTTTAATGATGATGCTATAAATGAAGATAATCAAAATAAAGTTTTAAAAGCCGCTAGAAGTGATAATAAAGATAGATTTGAGGTTGAAGCCAATGAATTTGCCGGACAATTGTTAGTTCCGAAAAAAATTATTAATGAAATGATTAATAATCTAGAAAGCAATAAGATTTATATCCAAAGTGCTTTATGTAAATATTTTAAAGTTTCTAATGGAACAATGTATCATACCTTAAAAATGTATAATGTTTGGGAAAAATATGTTCAAGATGATCTTCGTTGGTATTAAAAAGCCAAATCCCCAATCACTACTAAAGTAAGTGGGGATTTTCCGTTTGTCTTATTCCCTATTCAACTCCTTAATCTTATTGATTTGTATTTGACAACGCTTATACTCGTAAAAAAGCATAGAATAAGCATTTAAAATATCAAGTTCATTATTTGCTATTGGCTTTTTAAGGGGGCTTAGAGTTAGTAATTCTTGCGGAATTCTAACTTTTTGAATTTCTATTTTGGTTACTACTTGTTGAGTTGTAGTCCCACAACCTATCAACCATACCGTTAAAAAGCTTGGTAAGATTATTTTCATTGCTTTTATAAATGTATTCTTTAACATATTGCACCCTTTCTTTAACTTCGTTTTTTTGATTATTTACTTCGTTTATCGCCTTTAGCTCCGCTTTGTGAATTTGTGTAAGTTCTTTTAGCTTTTTTTCATTATTTTCATTGACTTGCAAGGCTATGTTTAAATCATTTTGGCTTTTTTCTAATTTTGCTTTAGTGCTATCAAGTCTTAGATAAAAATACCCCGTTAAAACTGCCATTAATGCTAAAGCAATATAAAGCTTTGTATTTCCAAATAAAAGATTTATCATTTCTTATTTTATAAGTTTAAGTAAGATTTGAGTATAATTTCAAAGGGTGGAACACCAAAGGTGGCCGCCTTTGGTGTTAATCAACACCCAGTTAGGTGGTGATTAAAATTGAACCATAAAATTCTAGTAATAATTATACTACTTTGTATAATTATAGTCAAGGCTTATTAGCTTTGACTTCCCCTTTAAAAAGGGGAGCTAGAATACCACCTTTGGTGCCTACTTAAACTTTATCTCCTTTCTACACTAACTCATTTGTTATTTCTAATTTAATGTCTTCAAGATTTTTATCATACATCAAATTATAAAATTCTTTACATGCTTGCCTACTTGACCCTATTTTTTCATTGTCGTTAGTTTTTGCCATCCCTAGTAAAATACAACCTTTACTATCCTTGTAAGTATTACCCCAATGAATAAGAATGTGTCTTTCAAATGCAACTTTATCATTGTAAAGATTGATAACACTATCATCTTTTCTTAACACTACAACTCCTGCAACTTCTTGCTTGCCTTTATCATTAAAGCTAGAGCCTACATGCCTTTTTAAGTTATAAACCCCTGCAGGAATTCTTAAATTCTTACCGCTTTCTAAACCTTCCTCCTTTCTTTCCAAAGCAAAGCACTCAAAAATAATCTTATCATCGTTAAAAACTTTAAATTTACCTATTACGCAAGTTTTTCCTACATATCTTCGATTAATTGTTATTTTCATTTTTACTCCTTATTTTTATTTTTTGTGTTTTATTTTAATTTTGATAAGTATTTGTATTTTTCTATATCTTAAGCTCCTTTTTCTTCAAATTCAAATAAAAAGGCATTATTGCCGTAAATATCTTTATCGATTTCTTTTTTTATGCCCACAAAGCTCTGTTCGATTAGAATTTCATTTTGAGTTCTAAGGACTTTTTGCATTTTTATATTTGAAAGATTGACATTTCCATAATACCCATCCTTTCTGTAAAATAAATTTGTAGGGAATTCATTTGTAAGAAGCTCTACGCTTACACTATGTTTTACATTAGAAGTCCAAAGACAACATTCATTCGCATTGCCGTCGTATTTTTTAAGAGCATTTGTGATATTATGCCAAGTAGGATCGTTATAAATTCCACTCGTTTTAATTCTACCTTCTATTTGATTTTGACTTGGTTTTGAAAGGATGTTGACTTCAGTATAATTTTTAGAATTTAAACCCCTGCCATCCTTGGTAATTAAAAAGCTACCTTCATTAAGCCCTTTTACAATTTGCGTGGTGCTTGCCAAAGCATTTTCAAAGCCAAAACGCAAATCACTCAAACATCCACCATAACTGCCACTACCTAAATTTGCATCAAAGCTAATGATAATTAAATCTTCCGCCGTAATATTTTCATTTCCAAGTAAATTAACCCAACTTGTGTATTTATCATCACTTGCCACGCAAAGCCAAAATTGTCTTAAGTTTTCATTGTAAGTGATGATTAAATCATTAACATTAGCTTTAGTTTTTGGAGTTGGTTTAGAAGTAGATACTTTTATTCCATTAATGCCTGAATTTAAATTCATATTTTCAAGCACTTCTTCTACAATAGGTTTGATTTCTTCTTTTGCAGGGATTTTACCTTTCAAACTCGCTAAAAACTCATCTTCGCTTTTTCCTTTATTTTCTTCATTTTCAAGCCAAATTTCATAAGCACTTTTACCATCAGCTCCTTTTAAACTTTCTTTATTTTCTAAAACAATTTCTAAAATGCTTTCTTTTAAGCTCTCTTCATTAATGTTTGCATTTATTTGAAGTTCCTTAAGCAAGGCTTCTAGTTTTATTTTTAGTTCGCTTTCTTTTATGAAGTTAAAACTTATTAAAACTTTATCTATAGCGTTTTTAATACTTTCTTCGCTTGGCTTTATCCCATTTTTAAAAAGCTCTTTTAAAATTTCTAAAGCTTCGCTAAAATCTTGATTAATCTCTTCTGTTTTAGCGACTATCTCTTTTAAATCTAAACTCATCTTATCTCCTTTATTAAACATTTAATTTTGTGAAAAATATTACAAGAATGATAAAACACAAAAATCTTAAATTTATTTATTTCTAAAGCTTGCATTGCCTCTTTTAAGGCAAGATCAGCCATTTTGTAATCAGTTTTTGAGTTTGCTTTTTCACATAACCAATCATGGATAACACAAGCACTAAAATACTCACTTTTAAAAGGTGGAAATAAAGACCAAAAAAGGCGCGGGATGCTTGCCCCATCTGTTTTAAATCCTTTTGGAACAATGCCTTTATAATTTGGCAAAGAAAAAGCATAATCGCTAATCACTTCAAATCTATCTTTGTCAAAAGGCTTTACACAAACCCTTTTTAATTCTGTTTTAGTCATTGTTTTCCTTTTTTTTATAAATATTTCTCAGCTCCTCGTTTCTTATTTGAGCAAGCTTGACAAGTCTCTCATCCATTCTCATAAGATCTACTTCTATGTTTTCTAATTTACCATTGGTTTTAGAACAATGCGCCTCTATAAATTTCATCAAACTATCGCTATTTGACTTCGAAATAGCAATTTGTTCTTTGATTAAAAAATTTGTATTTTTTGTTTCACTAATGAGCTCTTTAGTTCTTTCTTGTGCTTCTTTGTTCAGTGTTTTATATAAATGCCATGCAAGAGTACCAAATAATATGGCTATAACTGCTAAAAGTGCAGGACCGCTTAAACTTCCAAGCGCAACCGCATCTCTTATTATAGAACTTGTATCCATTATTCATTCTCCCAAGTAAATTCAAATCTTAAAAAAGGTAAATTGAGGGTTTGTGCATGATAAAAAGCATTTTTGACTTGTTTTTCATAGTGATATTCCCTTAATGCCTTTGTAGTAAAAAATATAAAGTTTTTATGATTTAAAGAATAATGCTTAGAGTTTTCTTTTAAGAAAGAACCTATATCATAAATTAAATATCCTTTCAGCTCCAAACTTTCATTAAACAATTTCTCTAAATACAAATGCTTTGTTTCAATATGCAAGGTTTTTTTTCTTTTTTCATCCCCATAAACCTTAGCCCCTCCACCAAGCAAACTCATATAAATAAAATTGTTTAAAGGCTCCTTTGTATTGTAATTAAACACTTCTTTTTTTATTAAAAGCTTGATATTATCCTTAGAGCTTATTTTAAAACTTTTATACAAAGCATCCTTTTCAAAATCAAGCAAAACTATTTCATTGTTTATACTGATTAAAAAATTATCTTTGAAATAAATCTTTTGTAAAACTTCATCATCATTTATAATATTTTCTAAAGAATTTTTACTTTCTCTAAATTCTAAACTTAAATTAGGAAGTAAAAAGCTTTTATAACTATCTGTTTGGTTTTGTCTTAAAAACTCATCCAAAGAGATTTTAGACAAAATCTTATCTGCTTTAAAAAACTCAGCATTGTTTTTATAAATTTCTTTTTGTAAAGAGCAAGTATAAGATTTGCCAAGTTTCGTGTCATTTCTTTCAATGGTGCAACTTGCTTTACAATAATGAAAATACTCGCATTCTAAACAATCTTTATGAAGTTTTAAACCATTTTCCATAATTCTTATATTGGTAATGTTTCTTGCTTTTAAAATTTCATAATTTGTATTAAAAATATTTCCTGCTTTTAGTTCACTTAAGGCTTGGGATCTATGGCAAATATAAACATCACCATTTTTTTGGATGAGTAAATTATCACCGCAATTGGTGCAGTTAGTGCAATACCCACCCAAAAACTCTTTAAACCAAAAATGCTCCAATGCAAAAGAATATTTTGTGTCTTTTAGTTTTTCTCTCAAGCTTTTATAAAAATTAAGCATATCTCCATCGCTTGGCATTTTAAAATCGCCTTGTGCATTAGAACTTTGATAAGCAAACATGATATAAAAATCACTTGCCATATCAAAGCCTAAGTTTTCAAGCTTGTAAACATCTTTTACAAACTCATCCACATTTAAATGCTCTTTTGTCATCGTAGTTGATATTTGTTTAAAATGAGGATAAGCGCTTAAAAGTTCAACCATTTTTAAAGTCTTTTCTAAGGTGCTTTTTCCGCTTTTTAAGATCCTATACTTTTCGTGAAATCTTAAAGGCAAATCAATACTAGCACTAATGCCTACTTCATATTTTTTAAAAAGTTCAAAAAATCTATCCAAAAAATACAAATTAGTTTTTAAATGTATATAGTGATATCCTTTTTTACTATCTTTGCTAAGAACTCTTATTAAAAAATGATTTTCTTTTTTATAATCATCAATCGCCTTTAAAAGTTCCTTAACATGTTCATAAGGGCTAGCACTTAGCTCAGCTCCATGTAAAATTACTTCCGTGATAATAACTCCATCATCTTTTAATTTTTTAGCTATTTTTTTAAATTGATCTGCCATATCTGTAGTTTTTTCTTTTCTTTTGGTTAATTCTCCAAGATAGCAATAACTACATGCAAAATTACAAAAAGAATTTGGCACAAAGGTTAAAATCTTTCCTATCATTAATATTCCTTTGCTTTTATAAAAAGCTCATCTACGAACGCATCACTCAGTTTTGTTTGTTGTTGAAAAAATAAAATAAGCTCATTTTTTCTTTCAAATTCAGTTGCATATTCCCAGTTTATTTGAATAGACTTATCAGCACTTTGTATCATAACTTCTATATCATCCAAAAGCCCCGCTTCCAAAAGTGCAAGTTTGGCTTGCCTTATCGTTATTTTTCTAGGAATTCCATTTTCATCATAATCTTTTAATTTTTCAAGCATTAAAGGATGATTGTTAATTAGCTCATCTACTTCTTCTTTTAAAACGCCTTGGGCTATTTCTTTAAGACTTGGGATGTTTTCTTGGTATTTATCCACTTTGAGATTTGCTGGGATTTTTTCACTTTCGTCAATTTCATCAAAAGGCTTACTTCCCCAAGTTAGTTCGTAAATTTCATAAATGAAAAAATCATATTTATCCTTGTCTTTTTTCTCTAAGCACTGATTTAAAAACTCTTTACATTCGTTTAAATGCTTTGATTTATTAATACTTTTTATATCCGTTAAACCCTGCAAAGCTTCTAGCTTTTTAATTATTTTAGCTATGCTTTGTTCTAGTTTTAAAAGATCCTCTTGGTTTAAATTGTAAAACATTCTTTATCCTTAATAATTGTTATTATTGCTACTACCCAACCTTATTGGATAGGCAAACGGAGAATTAGCCCAAGCATAAAGAAATTTATCGTTTTCATAAAGTCCATAGCAGGTTGAAGTTACTCTGGGATTCAAAACACTACTGTTAAAACTTTGAAGTGCCGATGTATAACCTGCACATTTTTCTTTAAAAGTTTTTTCGTTCATTCCACTAGGAAAACCTGTCACGCTTTGAAGAGTAGCCCATCCTCTATAGGTGGCAGTTAATGAAAAACTTTTTATTGATAGATTTCTAGAATTTGTTTGAAGTTCAGTTCTTAGAGCATCTACCAATTGTTTTGCAACACCTTCGTCTTCTTTTCTATCTATAAGTTTTATTAATTCTGTTTCTAAAATTTCATCTAAAGAAGCTGCTACACCTTTGTCTTCTTTTGTGTCAATAACAATTTCTTTGATTTTTTCTTGTTCTTTTTGTAAATTCCCTGTAAATGAAAATAATAAGTCTATATTTTCTTTTTCCTCATTAAACCAAACAAAAGCATCCAATCCTAGATCTTCTTTTAAAATCCAAGCTGTATCATTGGTAACTCTTGCATAAATTAAATATTCGTTTCCTTTTTTCCAAATTTCTCCAAGCTTAGCCTCGTCTGGTTCTTCTTCGCTTTCATAAGTAGGTACATACTCACTAGGATTTTCAGGGCTAGTCCAAGAATTGCCGCTTGTGGTTTTAATATAAACAAAATATTCATTTGTGCTTGTTTTTTTCCAAATATCACCAAGAGTTGCATTCTGCGGTGCGTTTTCTTGGTTAAAAGCAGGTTCTAAATTCTCAGGCAAAGCTGGATTTATCCAAGCTTCATTTCTTAATACTTTTTCACAAAGATAAAATTCACCAGCTTGTAAATCATCTGTATCAGCAGGCTTAAACCAAATATCATTTATATTTCTTTCTTGTGGACGTTCTTTTTGAAAAAAGGTAATTTTTGGATTTTGAATGAATTTAAATATCTTAACCTCATCACTTTTAAACCAAGTTTCATTTACATTTGGCTTTTTTGGCTCATCAACTCCTGTATAATCAAAAGGATAAACTACTTTTTTATAAAGTTCTTTAAGTATGCTTTGTTTTTCATCGCTTAAATTTTCATAATCTTGCAAAGCTTTTTTAACCTTTTCATCAAAGGATTTTAAATTTTCTAAAATGTGTTCATCTATTCTATCTTTTGAAAGATAAAGCCATTCTCTAATAGCCGTTACGTCTTTGCATGCTTGAGCTAATGTTGCATAAAGTTCTGTGCTTTTTGTTTTTTCATACATTGTCCTCTCCTTTTAAACTTAGATTGATCTCATTTTGCGAAGAAAGAATATGAGTGATATTTTCTAAAACCTTTGTGCTTGTTTTGATATCTTTTCTTTGTTCTTCTAAACTTAAATTTACATCCTCTAGATTAAGTGCTTGTTCTTTTCTTAATTTGATAAAACCTCTTTCCATTATAAAGCGTTCTAAGCTTAAATTATGAGCTAAATTTTGCGATAAAGCGACATAATCAGCTCCTAAAGCATTGTCATTTAATCTTTCTATCATCTCATAGCCCTTATCTTCTATGATCTTTAAGCATTCATTTAAGAAATTTTCTAATCTTTTTTTAGATTTTTCTTCCAATATATTTTGAAATTCTTTGCAGTCATTTTCAATTTTTAAAATGTTTAAATTGGTTTTGCTATCAATTTGCTCTAAAATTAAATCAGCATAAGCAATCGTATTGGAGTTTAACTCTATTAAAAAGGCGCCTAGTGTATTTATATCTTTGATAAAATTATTAATTTCTTTTGAAAAAGGAATGAGTGCATTAACAAAGTTATTGGCATCTTTATCAAAATCTACAGGATTATTTATATCAGGAGCTTTTGGCAATTCATTAACAAAGGATATTTTTTTCATTGAATTTTCCTTGCTTTTATTTTTAAAAATTTCTTATCTTGTTTTTCATCTTCTAAGCTTACAATCTCATACTTTTCATCTTTAAAAACTAAAAAATAAGAAAAATCAAGCTCTAAAAATCTAAGTTCGAATTCATGAGTGATAACTAAAGACAATCCACCTTGCAACTCTTTAATATCTGCACTTAAATTTTTACAACTTGCATAAACTTCTTTAAAAAGCAAATCTTGCGTAAAATCATTTTCTAAAAACTCATTTTTGCTTTGCTCTTTTTTATAGATTTTAATTCTGTGTTTAAACGTGTTTGCTTTCATCTCTTTCTCTAAAAATAAGCGATCTTGTAACGAGTGATTAAAGCGCTTGAAATTTTAGGCATGTTTGCACCATCAAAAGCCATTAAAACATAATTTTTAAGCCAAAGTTTTATATCTTGTGGCAATTCTTCAAAACCTAAATTTACAATCATGTTTCCAGAACCTACAGCATAAAGCACACCACCATTTGTTTTAAACTCTGCTTTAAAATTTGCATTTTTTAAGGCATTAAAAGGAGCTAAAATCACTCTTTCATTGAAAAATTCAAGCTCATAATCATCTAAGAGCAAAATACGATTTGTTCTTGCTTCAAATTCACTCACTCCAGCTTTTAAAAAGTGTTTTAAATTTTCATCAAAAACATCACTATCAAGTCTTAAAAAAGCCCTTAATTCTTCAATGTCTATAAGTTCTTTTTCGCTTTTTTTTAATGCCTTTAATCTCATTTTTTGCCTTTTTTGCCTTTTTTATCTTGTGTTTGTTCTTCTTCTTGTTCTTGTTCTTCTTGCTCTTGTGTTTGTTGTTCTTTTAAGACTTCTTTAAATTCAACTATGCCTTTTTCTAAAAGTCTTAAAGCTTCGCTATCTTCGAGTAAAACCTCATCACCTTTTTTGTAAAAAACACTCCCACTTAAACAGCATTTAAAAACTACTCTTTTCATTGATCAACCTCATTAAGATGGACATACGATTTTACAAACTGCTAAATTATCTACAAGCTTTGCATCAAGTCTTAAACGCACTTTAATACCTATTAAATCATTTTGAGAATAAAGCTCGTTTAATCTTGTAAAACTCATATTTGATCTGTCCCAAATTTCATAAAAACTGAAATCTCCAAAAAATGCAGGAATTTTTCCATTACCAAAACCATCAACACTAGAACAATAAACCACTTTTTTACCTAAAATTGTGTCATAGCCATTCGCACTTAAAGCAGGTAACCATAAAGGACGATCATTATTATCTGTAAGTTTATAAATAGCTTTCATAAACTCATCACCCACAAGCCAAATAGCGTTTTTACGATAAGCACTGTCTAAACTGAAGAAAGCGTCTATAATATCATTGCTTGTGATACCTTGATTTGAGGCAAGCGTAAACGCTTTTTTAGCGTTTTTAAGCCCTGTTGGTTTTTTATTTCCATCGCCATTTATGAAACTTAATTCTTCTGTTTTTGAAATCTTTTCAGCAGCTTTTCTAACTATAAAGCTTTCAAGGTTTGAAATATTATCACTTAATAATTCTTCGCTGATTTTGATAATACCACCTAGCTTATATGCTCCTATACTTAAAGAACTAAAGCTAGCACTAACTTCTTTGAAACTTTCTTGTTCATCAAGCCAAGAAAATTCGCCCATTTCATTAAAAACAGGAATGATTTGATTTGAAGAACTTTTTTGCACTGTAGCAATTTTTCTAATAACACAAAGATCATTTAATTTTTCTCTTATTTTGCTTTGTAAAGTCGTAGGAACTAAAACTCCGCCTTGATCTGTTGCACTTTCATTTAATGCATTTCTTTGTAAATTACTATCAATACTTCCATTTCTTAAATAATTTATAAAAGAACGCATGCAATTTTCTTCGCTTGTCTCATCTTCTCTTTTAGGGTTTTGCTCTAAGGTGGGACTTATGATTTCATTTAAATATTTTTCTCTTTCAAACTCAGCTTCAGCTCTTGATAATTCTTTTCTTTTATTTTCAAAATCTTGCATTAAAGCATCATATTTTGCATTTTCATCCGCATTAAAGCTTCTTTGTTCATTTTTAGCTTTGTTTGATAAAGCTACCATTTGTTCATGTAAATTTCCTATTTCTTGTCTTAATTTTTGCATTATTTTTCTCCTTGTTAAATTGATAGTTTTAAAAGTTTAAGTTCTCGCTCTCTAGCTTCACTTAAAGCTTTGATTTTTCTTTTTTCTTCATCTTCTTCAAAGCGTTTTTTGGCGTTTTTATCCGCACCTCTCCAAACTGCACTAAGTTCAAAAATTTCAAACTCTGTCACCAAAACCTTTTTTGGTGTGCTGTTTTTATCTACATTTTGTTTTAAAACCCTATAACCAATGGAAACATCGCTTAAAATTCCATCTTGGTATTTTTTAAAGATTTCTAAGCTTTTTTCATCTTTAGCAAAAACACAATCACAAACAAGCTCATTATTTTCAATTCTTATATTTTCAATCTTTGCAATTGCATTATCAACACTTGGATTATGATCTTTAAAAAGAGTTTTAAGATTTTCAAATCTGGCACCTTTTACATCAAGCTCTTCTATATAGTCTCCAAGCTCCCAATCAAAACGCAAACAAGCATTAGAATTTGAAACCATGATAAAGCTTAAAGACATATTTTCTTCGCTAACGCTTCTAAGTCTTGCGGTATCTGCTCTTATGTTTTTAAAACTCATTTTTAAAATCCTTTTTTGAAGTTTTATAAGGATTTTAGAAAATTTTTAAGGCGTTAAAGTGCGTATTAGAAGATATTTTTTATTTTTTTAAATCAAACCTTGAATATTTAGTTTATATTGCATATAATCTTGATCCTCTAAAGGTGCAGAATAATCTTTTAAAATTCCAAAAGTAGTTAGCTTTTTAAAGCCTAATTCGCTTTCATCTCCTATAAATAAAGCTTTAGTATTATAAAGTCCTGCTATTAAATCATCATAATAATCAAAGTCTTTTTTTTCTACAGCAACTATAAATTCTAAGTATTTTGCTTTCTTACCAGTTACTACATTTGTTACTCCCCATTCATTTGTTGAAGTTTTTGAGTAATTTATATAAGTGCTATTTGCAGGATAGATTGTAACACCTGCAAATTCTTTTTTTCCTATTAAAATATGCCCTACATTACACCCTATTTTAGCAGGCTCAAAACTTATTAAAATTTCTGAGTTAATAGGATAAGGTAAAAACACAAAATCTTCTTTATTGATTTTAAATTTGCCAAAAAAATATTCCCACCAAGTGCGAGATTTTTTATAATACATCGATTTTTCATAAATGATTTTGCCATCTAATGTTTCTATTTTTATTTTTGAAACATCTAAATTTAAAAATGCTAAAGTATCAAATACCCCATCTACTTTTAATTTTACGCTCCAAGCTTTATCACATTTTGTTTGAGTGTTTAATTCATCATCAAAAAAAGCATTTTCATTGATTGGAGAAAATTTAACCCATTTATCAAAATACACATCAGGTTCTTCGTGCGTATCTTCATCGCTCGCACTTACCCAAACAAAACCTTTAAATTGCACTTTTTCATTATTTTTATAACTTACTTCCTTATCCCATAAAGGTGTTTCGTCTTTTTTAGCTAAATTTTGTAAAACTTCAAATTCTAAAGGTTTAATTATAGTCATCTTATTTCCTTTTAAATATTTTCTGCAATTTCTCTAGTTTGTTTGGTTAAAATGCTTAAATCCATATTTGCTCTTTTTACGCTTTTATCTACATTATCAATTTTTGAAGCGATTAAGTCTAGTTTTTCTTCAAAAGAATTAAAACCTTTATTAATAGCTTTTTCAAAAGCAATGCCTATTTTTTCAAAAACTCCACTTGCATCGATTTTTAAGCCTTTGCCATCTTTTAAAGGAATTACAGCCTCAGGATAGCCATTTTCTCCAATTAAAGCATTTGTAGGGCGTGTAACTATTCCGCCATCTGCAAAAGCTTTCATTTTTTTGTAAGGATTTTTAATCTCATTATTTAAATCTTTATCTATATTTGCCTGATTATTTTGGTATTGCAAAAGTGCATATTCTAAATTTTTAAGCGTTGTTTCTGTAAGAGAGGCACCATCTTTTATAGATTTAATCGTTTCTTGTAAATATTTAGCTATAGGGCTTTCTTCACCTAAATACTCGATCATTTTTGCAATTTCTGCTTCACTTTGTGCAATAAGAGTTTTTTTATACTCTTTTAACTCTTCTAAAGTCATATTAGAAGTGTCTTTTAAAGTTTGATCCAGCTTTTCTTGTAATTTTTTATTTTCTTCTGTAATGGCTTCTATTTTATCTTGTATTGAATTTAAATCTGCCTCACCGCCTAAATCTTTCATTTCATTTGCCATTTTAAGCATTTGTAGCTGATACTCTGCAAAGCTTGAAGCTTGATTTTTAATCTCATTTGCTTTTTGCGTTGCAGCGTTTTGCAAGGCACTAAAACTTGAACTTGTAAGATTGCCATTTTTAAAATCATTTTTAGCTTGTTTTAAAATTTTATCGTAGTTTAATGCTACGCTTTTGCTTGTAGCTATGCTTTGATTGATTAAATTGGTGCTAAAAGAACCCAAAGAACTTAAAATACCAAGTTCGCTATTTAATTTACTTAAAAGTTTGTTATTTTCATTTAACCTTACTTGATCTGCTTCTTTACTTTCATCTTTGTTCTCATACGCATTAATAAGCTTTTCTACCTCAGCGAGTTTACTTAAATGTTCGCTTGAAAAGATTAAACCGCCTTGTTTGTCGCTTATTTGTTTAAATTGTGTGATGATATCTACAAGCTGTTTTCTAAGTTCAGTATTGCCCGTGCTTAAAAATTCATTTAAACCCTCATAACCTAAAGCTAAAAGATTGTCATTAGCACTAAAAATATCTTTTAACATTTCTTTTTCACTAGCACTTAAATCATCTTTTAAGCCACTCATTAAGGTTGCATAAGAATTCATTAGATTATTAACTTCAAAAATGCTACTTGAAATACCATTTGCACTTAAAAAGTTTTGATTAATTTGCATAAGCTCACTAGTTTTTTGTATGATAGTATTTAAAAGATTTTTTACCTGCTCTTGTGCATTTGTATAAGCTTTTATTAGTTGCTCCCAAATTTCTACATTCTCAGGGCTAAAATCTTGTCTTAAACTTTCGTTAAAAGCTTGATTAAGCGCCTCAGCACTAAGTTGACCTAAATCTTTAAAGCTTTCTTCGCTTAATCCAAAAATGCTAAATCCACCCTCTACATTTCTCATTGCAGTTTTTAAAGCATACATAGTATCATCAAAAATTAATTTAGCTTGTTTTGCGGGATCATTTTTATAAATTTGACTTAAAATGCTAGTTTGCATTTGCATAAAAGAGCCAAATTGATTAGAAAGTTGCTCGGCATAGCTTATATTGTTTTCTTTTGCTTTTTCTTGTATAGCTTTAATTTGTGCATCAATTTCGCTTTGATTGTTATTATTTAAAAAGCTTTTTAAAAGTGCAGTAGGTAAAGCTGTATCAAATAAAGAATTATTAGCATATTTACCAGCTACTAATTCAAACTTATCTAAATTAGCCCCTAATTTTACAAGCGTTGCATATTGATTTGATAAAACTCGATTAATTTCTTTGATTTTTTTATCATTTAAATTGCTATATTCGCTCCAGCTTTTTTTACTAAACCATCCTTTTTTTTGATAATCTGTATAAGCTTTTAAATTTGAAGAATCAAAATACTCTCCAAAATTTATATTTTCTCCTAAATATAATCCACTTCCTGTAACTTTAGTTTTTCCAAAAATACCACCTATCACACTTCCTAAAAGACCACCAACTATAGTTCCAATACCTGGCATTATAATGCTACCTAATGCCCCACCTATAGCCCCTCCTGTTCCTGCATGAGTATTAGCCTTAAAAAGCCAATCCCCTAAGCTTCCTATGCCATAGCCTAAAAGTCCGCCTATGCCTGCATTAGCTAAAGTTCCTCCTATATAACCTAAACCCCCACCAAAACCAAGACTAAAAGCATTGCTCATACCACTTAATCCCATACCTGCTAAAGAAGCACCATTGCTAAAACTTGCTCCAAGTCCTAAAAAATTTGCTAAATAAGCTGAAGTATTGGCTAAAAGATTACTTCCAAAAGTACCTATAGAATTAATATAACTTTGCAAATTATCAAATAAAGAATTAAAGCCGTTTCCTATACTATCTATTATATTTGTGCTTGAATTTTCAATTGTAGTGCTAATATCAGAGCTTGAATTTAAAAAATCATTAAAACCATCCGCATTTAAGGCATCGCTAAAATTTATTTTGTCTCCTGTATTTGAACTACCATTAAACCAATCCATAACCTTATCGTAAGTGACGCCCGCTTTGTCTATCCATTCGCCACTCATGATGCTTTCTAGTTTATTTGCGCCATCTATGATATTACTTACATTATTAAAAGCATTGTTTCCTTTTTCTATGGTGCCTGTTTTATCCATAATCACTTCAATGCCATTAACCACGCCTTGATATTTGCCATCACTATTTAAATTTAAACCTTGATTTTTAGCAAATTCAACAACCGAGCTAAAAGTATTTGTTTGCGAGTGTGAATTCACATTACCAAAAGCAAAATTAGGCATTAAACCGCCCAATACTCCAGCTCCTGCCTTAGATAAAAAGCCACTAAGTGATGAAATATAAGGGCTTAAAAAATCTTGTAAAATAGTTCTTCCTAGATCTTTAAACAAGTCTTTTAAAGTTTTTATTTTTCCATTGATAAAATCAAAAAAGCTGCTTTCTATCGTTTTTTGCATGTTTGCTATCATTTTATTGTAGTTTTTTTCTGCTTCGCTCATTGCTTTTTTACTATCTTTACCCATTTGAAAATAAGCATCTTTATTGGCTTTTATCATTTTTTTAAAATCTTCTTCTTTAATAAGATTTTCACTTAAAAGTTTGCTGTATTTTTCTCTTAAATCAATCTCTTTTAAAGCCCAAGCTTCCTGTTTGTTTTCTATACTTTCATAAAATTCAATCATTAAATTTTTAGTATCTTCAAAATCTTTATTTGCGTTTTCTAAATCAAGATTAATTTTAAGGCTTTCTTCTGCTTGTTTTAATTTGTTTTTATCAATTCCTAATTTTTTCCACTCTTTTAATTTTTCATTGATTTGACTTAATTTTTTATCATATTCGCTCATGCCAATTTGTGAAATTTCTTTCAAAGCTTCATTTTGTTCTTTAATGCGTTGTATTAATTTTTGATCAGCAAGCTCTTTTTCTTTTTTTAATCTTTGTTCTTCTTGCTTATTTATATATTCTTCATAATGCGTTCTTTGTGCTACTAAAGCATTATATTGCTCTAATTTTGTTAAGTCTTTATCCCAATTTGTATGATTTGTAATTTGCTGTATGCTCTCGCCAATAAGCTCATATTGCATTCTTAAATTTTCAGCTTGTTCTTCTGCGCTTTGCGGTATCTTTAAAGCTTTTAAACTTTCTATTGCTTTACTAACACTAGCAGGAAGATTATCAATAGCTTCTAATTTTAAATCTTCTTCTTTTGCTTTTTTAGCAGCCTCTTGGGCTAGTTTTAAATTGATCTGCATTTGTTCGTAAGCTTTTCTAGCTTCTTTATTCATTTTTAGCTGTTTTCCAGTAACACTTTCAACTAAATAATCAACACCTTTTAAAACACTTTCTGCACCTTCTTTTATATACCAAAAATCTAATTTTGATGTTATTTTAGCTCCTAAAACGCTCCCATTTGCTTCTAAGGCATCCATTTGACTTTTAAGATTTTTAATATATTCATCTAATTCTTTTGAACTTTTGTTTTCTAGTTTTTTCTTTGATGTTTTTTCTAAGGCTTTGTCAAAATTACTCCAGTTTATATAAAGCTTCTCTATGAAAGTCATTAAAGCTATTAGCCCAGCGGTTGGAGCTAAAGCCTTTGTAAAATTTAAAGCAGAATTTGCTAAATTACTCATAGTGCCTTTTATAGTGCTTAATAAAGGATTTCTTTTTAAAATGCTTTCATTGATCAAAGCTTCATTTTTCTTAATCTCTTCTTCTAAATTTCTTATGTTTTTAAGAGCTTCTTGTTGCATCATTATCGCTTGAGTATTTAAAATAGTCTTTTTATTTTGCGATGAATTTTTAAGATTATTTTGCATAAAGGCATTTTCACTTAAAGCATTTCTTAATTTTTCTAAATCTTTATAAGCATCTTGAATGCCTTGTAGTTTGATTTTTAAATTCTTTTGATTTACAATAAGATCTTTCATTTCTTTTTGTTTTATGATTAAATCATCATAATCTTTTTTAACATTTTTAATGCCATTGCTAAGACTTACAAAAAAAGATGAATTTTTAAAAGCATTAAAACTTTTAAAGCTCACATAAGCAAGCCCTGCGCCAATAGCTAAATCTTTAAAAGAGGCGGCAAATTCAGTAATAGCTTTAATACCCGCTTTAATTTCTTTTTCATTATCATTAATATAAGTATTTATATCTATAAGTGAGTTTTTAAGAGTATCAAAGATAGGTTTTGAAATTTCAGCTTGTAGCATTTGCATATTAGCTTGGAATTTTTGCATTTGCTTTTCATAGGTTTGCGTAGTGTAATCTGTATATTTTGTTAGCTCTTTGGTTTTTTCTATAAATAAATCAAAAAGTTTGCCATTTTTCTTTGCTTCGCTCATGGCTTCATTTGTAATGCCTAAGCTTTCTGCAAATCTTCTTAAATCCCCGCTTGCACTAAATGCCCCAGCTCCTAAACTATCCATAGTAATAGAAAGCTGATTGGCACTCATAGAAGTATTTGAGGTTGCTATCATAATACTTTCAAAAGCTTTTTTAGCTTCATCAAAGCTCATATTATTTAAAGCTGTGGAGGCAAAAGATTGAAACATACTTGCTAAATCTTGCAATGAATAACCTGTTTTAGTATGCAAATTATTAAAATCTTTAAATGTTTTTTCACTGCTTTTTGTGGCAGCTTTCCATTTTTCAAGTTGTGATATAGCTTTTCCTGTAGCATCAATATTTGAATGCGTAGTGGCTGTTATAAAAGCAAGTTGAGTTTTTGCCGTCTCAAAACTTTTACTTGCTTCTATAAAAGAACTACCAAAATTTTTTATATCAAGTGCTAAAGTTTTATATCCTTGATAAGCTTGTGTTAAATGAGCGTTCATATCAATAATGCTTTTTGAAAGTCCCAAAAAGCTTTTTTCTACATCTTTTATATATTTATTTGTCGCTTGTGTGGCATTTGTTAATTGATTAAAACCTTTATTTAATTTTCCTATACTTGCTACACCGCTATTTGTATCTACGCTTACACCTATCTTAACATTTTTAGCCATTTATATTCCTTTTAGTTTTTTTAAGTAGAATTTAAAATAAAAATAGGTTTAAATTATGTTTTTTCCTTATGTAGAGCTTAATTTTTTTTCTTTTGTTTTTATTTTGATTGTTTTTATTCTTATGCTGTTTAAAAGCCGAGCACTCTTTAAAAAAGAAAAATTTTTTAGTGATTATAAAAGTTGTGAAAAAGAACTTAACTCTTTTAAAATAGGCGTTGAAAATTTTGTAAAAACAAAAAAAAGTCAAAAAGTGCTTATGAGTGCTTTTGCTTTGGAATTTGCTATTAAAAATAATGCTTTTGGAGACAAATACACAAAACAATTTAAGCAAATTTTGAATGAAAACCCAAATGAAAAAGAATTTAATATAGAAATTGATCATTATCTATCCCAAAAGGCTTAAAAAATCATCTTGTAATTTTTTAATATCGATTTTTTGATTTTCATTAGTATTTTGCTTAGTATGTTTTAAATGAGTGCTTAGCAAGAATTCTTCATTAGTGCATTTTGCACCCATAAAAGAAGCTAACATATTAAGCAAAATACTCATTTGTATTTCGTTTCTATCACTTGCTAAAGGCTCTGTGCTTAAAAAATACATCCATTCGTTAAACTCAGCCCCTGTTATACTTTGCTCCAACTCGCCTATTGTTTTTCCTAGTGCAAGGGCAAGGCGATATTTTAAACGCCCTTGCTCTCTTGCTTTGGCACTTCATTTGTAAATTTTAAAATTTCATCTGCAATTTTTGAGAAAAGATTTAACCCTTCTTGATTAAGATTATCAAGGGTTTTTTCATCGATTTTTGGAGTTATTAAGCATTTTAAAATAAGCTCTTTTCTAAAATTTGAATTCTTTTTAATCAAATCAATGCTGATTTTATTTTCTTTATTTTCCTCATTTTCTTGTATTTCTATGCCGTTTTTTTCCATAAGTTCTAATTGTTCAAGCATGGAAAGTTGGCGAATTGTAATTTTTTCATCAATGCCATCAACTATAATCTCTTTTTCTTTTAAAGAATGTTTTTTTAAAAAATCATCAAATTTCATTTTTTACCTCCTTTTCTTAAAGCATCACTAAATTTTCCATTTAAAAAAGTTTGTGTTGTGGCTTCACTTGCTATGCCTGAGCTTTGATCTATGGTGTATTTTTTACGCGTATCATTATTTGCAGGATAAAGAAGAGTTAAAGCATTTGGATAAAAATAAATAGTTTTCCCTTTTAACTCCTCGTATGTTTGGCTTTGTTGTGGTTCGTTTTTACTTTCATGGATAATATTTTCATCTTCTTCTTTTTCCCAAGCTTTTAAAGCTTCTTCACTTGTAATAAATTCACCATCTTCATTAAAAGTTTGTGTGCTAGGATTTGGCACTACACCACGCACCTCATCAAAAATATAAACCTTTCTTTCATCATTTAGTATAGGTTTTTCTAAGGTGTTTTCTTTTGGATAAAAATAAATAGTTTTTCCTTTTTTATCACTCATTACATCACCTACATTTAACGTAATTGTAGTGTGTTCTATGTTTTTACCTTCTTCAAATCTAAAAGGTGTGATGTCTTTTGCCTCTCCAATTTTTTCTGCTGTAATATTTGCACTGAATTTATTATTTGCTTCGCTTTGAAGCTCAAAACCTGTTAATTTCATTTTGATTTTAAGAGTGGTTTTTCTCTCGTCGTTAATTTCTACGATAATAAAAACTTCTTCATTTTCTTCAAAGGCTTTTTCTAAATAATTTACACCCTCATAACTTTCTAAATTACCATCTTTAACGAATTTATAAAGTAAGTTCATATTTACAGTAGCAGAAGTTTTTTTGCCTACCGCATTAATTTCTTCATAATCCCTATCGTTGATTGGACTTAGTTTTTGACTTTCTCTAGTCCCGCCTTTAAGACCTGAAATGCTTGTTAAAAATCCTGCTTGAATGGCTTTTTGTCCTAGGCTTTCCATAGCACGAGATAAAACCAAAACTCTAAGCCCTTGCACATCTGGGGCATCTGTGATTATTTTATCTTTTGACATTTTTTCTCCTTATATAAGTAATAAGGAGATTTTAGAAAATTTTTAAGGCGTTAAAGTGCGTGTTAGTGTGCATTTTTTATAAAACTAGATTTTTGTATTTTATTTTCTAATTTTTTATAAGCTATTAAACCTATTTCACTAACTAATCTTTTACTTTCATGTATAAATTCTTTTGTCAAATTTTCACTCCAAAGAATAAAATCCAATTCGCTAAAAAGATAAAGATCGTGTTTAGCTAATTCTTCTTTTAGTATTTTTATATTTTCTTCATTGCTAAAATCCTTTCTTCTTTTTAAAACTTCTAATGCACCCTTACAAGCATCTAATTCTTCTTTTGTTTGGATTAGATCGTATTTTAAAGCTTTGATTTCATTGTTAAAATTAGTCTTTTGTTGCTCTAGTTGGGATTTATAACCTAAGCTTTGATGAAAAGCTAGTTTTTCGTGTTTTTCAATCTCAAGGTTTTTTAATCTTTTTTCCATTTCATTAAAAGCTTTGATAAACTCGATTTTCCATTTATAAGCCTTTTCGCCTGTAAAACCCATAACAAGCAAAGAAAAACCATCACGAGTGATTTTGTAGCAAGGTAAAATTCTACCCGTGCTATCAATATATTTACTCGCCTTAAAATTAAGGTCAGTGAAACTATCCTTTGGGAAAGTTTCAATTTTTGCTATAATATTATCGTGGCGTTTATTAAAAACCGCCGCGATGTCTAAAGAGGTAGTCGTTACTTGGTCGTTGGCTACCTCCAACTCTACATCCACGCCATTAATTACAGCTAATTTTTCCATTTTTTACCTTTTTGTTTTGATAATAAATACTTATATAAGTATTTATATTTTATATATTATCATTTTTTAATTATTATGTCAAGGTTTAAATAATTATTTAAGTATGTTTTTATATAATATTGCAATTAAATAAGGATAAATAATGGATAGGAATGAATTTAACAGTCTTTTAAAACAAGCAAATTTAACTAAAAAAGAATTTTCACAAATAATTGGAATGCAGTATAGTTCAGTAAATAATTGGGGTAGTTCGCAAGATTTTCCACGTTGGGTAAAAAGCTGGCTACAAAATTATATCAAAAGTAAGTCATATGATGAGATTAAAAATAAAATACTAGACATTGAGAAAATAAATAATATATTTTTGTAAATTTATTTTTTTAAAGCACTTTTATGCAGTGATTATACACTTTTTTATAATATATGTCAAGCATAAAATACATTTTTTTATAATTATTTTTTATTAAAAGTTAAATTTTTATGTATTTTTTGCTATAATAACTAAAACCAACAAGGATATTAAATGGATATAGAAACATTTGAAAAAAAATTAAATGAATTAGAGCTTACAAAAAAAGAATTTGCAAATATGGTCGGAGCTGTTTATAATGGTGTTATTAATTGGAATGCAAAAGGCGAAACACCTAAATGGGTTGATAGTTGGCTTATTAATTATGAAAAAGCAAAAGTTTTAGATGAAATTTCAAAATCTATAAAACCTTTTATAAAATAATTTGTTATAATTTTCAAAAAAAGGAGTTTTAATGCTTAATCTAAATATAGAATTATCAAGCGAAAAAGAACAAGCTTTTTTAAATATAGCCAAAGAAAGAAATACAAGCAAAGAAAAGATTGCTCAAGCTTTAATTATGGAATTTTTAGAAGACTTAGAAGATGTAAAAACAGGCGAAGAAGCCTATAAAGAATATTTAGCAGATGGTAAAAAAAGTATTAGCGCTGATGATCTTTTTAAAGAACTTGGTTTATGATACAAATTGATTTTAGCCAAAAAGCAGCAAAGCAAATTAAAAAACTAGATAAAGAAGTTCAAAAACAAATCAAAAAATGGAAAGAAGAAATGCAAAGCCTAGAAAGTCCAAATCAAAAAGGCAAAGCATTAAAAGGAAATTTAAAAGGCTTGTGGCGTTATAGGATAAATGATTATCGCTTAATCTGTTTAAACAATGATGAAAAATTAACTATTCTTTGTCTTGAAGTAGGACATAGAAAAGAAATTTACAAGCGATAAGTGATAAAAATCTCACTTATAAAAAATCCAATCTCTTCATCTTTATCTTCTCCATGTATCAAAAATTCAATAGGCTTTTTATAAAATTTTAAAATAAAATTTTCAATTTCGCTTTTTAACCCTCTTAAAACTTTATATTTTGGAGCATAAAGACTTAAATTAATTTCTAATTCTTTATTTAAGATTTTATCATCTATACTTAAATTTAATTCTTCGCTTGTGATTTCATAAACTAAAAATGCTTTTTCTAGCTTTGTTTTTTGCCTTGAAAGTGGGTAAATTTCTATATTTAATTCCTTGCTTAGCCCCATTAAAAAATCGCTTAAAAACTCTTTCATTTAAAATCCTAATTTATCTAACTCAGCATTTAGTTTAGTTGTTACTATATTTTGAACTTTTGGATCTATTTTATCCCTTGCTTTTTGCATAGTATAAGCTCCTTTTACAAAAGTGATTTTTCCACTTGTATTTGGCTTTGATTTTGCGCTTTTTTTAACTCCGCCTTTATGAAAAAATCCATATTCTATAAAATGAGCATAATACGCACTCGCAAAATAATCCATTCTTTGTTTTTTCTTGTTTTTCTTTACTTGTGTCCATTTTTTAGCTTTTTTTAATTTTTCAAATCTTTTTATACCTACTTTTTTCATTCTAAAAACAACAGCAGCAGCACGATAAACACCTTTTTCTAAAGTATAGCTAGAAACTGCTTTAATGCTTTGTTTTAAAAGTCCCGTTTGCTTAGGAACATTTTTTTTATAATCGTTTGTGATTTCTTTTGCTATTTCTAAAGCTCCTTTTTTAGCTGCATTTGGTAAAGCTTTTTTATTTATACTTTGTAAATCTTTGATTAATTCATTTAAGCCTTTTACCTCAACCATTTACACCCTTTTCATTTAATTTAACAAGATTAAGAGGTATTAAATGATCGTTTCCATTGTCAATTGGATTCATTTCTTCTAAAGCCCTTACTTCATTTATACTCATTACACCATTACTTAAAGCTTTTACATAACTCTCCCACCTTGAAGAACTATCAGCTCTTAAAATAGCATTAATATTGAATTTAAAATAAAATTCTTTTCTTTCATTTTGGTTTAACAAAAAGCGATTTAAGGCTTGTTCTATTTTGGTTGTTAAAGGTGTTATGGTTTGAACCATGTAATTTGTTTCTTGTTGCTCGATGTTTGAAAAAGTTGCACGACTTAAATCTCCGAGTTTATGTGGTGGGATATTAAAAAGCCTCGCTATTTCTATTACTTGAAACTGCTTACTCTCGATAAACTGGCTATCTTTATTTGCACTTGTAGTTTGTGTATAACTTGATCCACCTTCTAAAATAGAAATATTATAAGCTTTTTTTTGATTATAATTTTCCTTAAAAGATTGTTTTAATCTTTGATATGCTTCTTCGCTTAATTCATTTGGTACAGATATAACCCCACTTGTAAAACTTCCATTTTTAAAAAAGCTAAGTCCATGTTGTTCTATAGCTGTTGCAAGTTCTGCGGTATTTTTGCTTTTTCTAAGTGGGGCTATACCTTTTACTCCATCTTTAGTATGATAAGGCACATTTAAAACCTCATCATAATTTAAAACTATACTGCCATTTTTTGAATAAGCTTGATAAAAATACTTTCCATTCATTTTAAAGATGTTAATGTCTTTATTTTCTATGAGTTCTATAGAATTAATCACCCCATTTCTTTTTCTTATGGGATATAAAAACCCATTGCCATAAATTAGCATTTGCACCATAAAAGCTTCAAAAAGTGTAAAAGGTGTCATGGTTTGATTGGGTGCAATTTTAATAAGTTCATATAAAGGGTGATTATAAGCTAGTTTTGAGCCATCTATTGTTCTTCGGTATAAATTTAAAGGTAAAGATGCTATAGTTTCGCTTATATTTGAGATTGCAGCGATCACTGCTGAAAGCTCTTCAGCTTTTATTTTATCCTCTAATAAAAACTCTACACTATTAATAAATTCTTCGTTTTTCTTTTTTATAAATAATGATTTTATTTTATCAAACATACAAAAACCTTTATTTTTTTACTTATTTTAGAAAATTTTTAAGGCGTTAAAGTGCGTGTTATAAAAACCTCAAACCTCTTTTCTCATAAACATTGATCTTTGGTTTTTCTATACTGTTTTTAGTAGCGATTGCAGTAACTAAAGCAGAGATTGCATCTATTCTTTCAATTGATTTTTTCTTATCTGGTTTTATGTTTTCTCTTGCATCTTGATCTATAACTAAATTTGAATTACACCATCTAAAAATAGGATTATTATTATGATTTAAAGTTTGCTTTAAAATTCTAATTTGATACTCTTTTAAAGGCTCACTAACACTTGCAAAACCTTGTCTAATCTGGACACATTCTATATTTTCATCACTCAATTTTTTAGCCACTTCGTGACTATTCCATGGATCATAACCTATCATTTTAATGTTTAATTTTTTATTTAAAGCCAAAATATCGTTAATTAAATAATCATAATCGACGCTATTGCCTGAAGTTAAAGTTAAAAAACCAAGACGAGCCCATTCCAAATAAGGCACTTTGTCTCTTTTGCTCCTTTCTTTTGCGCTAAGTTCAGGTGCATAAAATTTAAAATCCACATGCAATATTTTATCCACTTCACAAATAATAGCTAAAGCAGTTAAATCCGTAGTTGTAGAAAGATCAAGTCCTACATAAACATCGCCTTTTAAATCAAGTTCTTTCAAATTGCATTTCATAAAATCATCATCTTTGATAAAAGAAGTGGCATTTGAAGTCCATATATTTAAATGCTTGGTTTTAAAACTCACCTCATCATTTGCATTTGCCAAAGCTTTTTGATAATATTCTCTTAATTTTTCAATCTTTACACCATAACCTAAAGCAGGATTAACCTTGATCCAAGTTTTCTCATCATTCCAATCATCATTGACATCTGGTTCATAAATCTTTGCATAAGTTGATGGATCATTTATAATGCCATTTTTAATTTGTTTACAATAATCATATTGTTTTTTCATTTCTCCAAAATGATTATATCCCGCTGTTGAAATGACTATACATAAAGAATTTGCACGACTTGCCGTTCCCTCCTCCAAAACCTTATATAAATCACCATTTTTAGCAGCGTGGAGTTCATCGTAGATAAACACATAAGGTCTTAAGCCGTCTTTTGTCTCGCTTGTAGCAGTTAAAACCTTGATAAAATCTTCAAATTTGGCATTTTTCTTGCGAATTTCTCTATAAGTTTTATACTGATGGCACATCTTATTTAATTCTCCTTCTTGGCTCACCATAGATGAAGCAGCATTAAAGACTAGCTTTGCTTGCTCGGTTTCATTTGCGGCGCAATATATTTTTTTGCCTTTTTCTTTATCGATAAACAAAAAATAAAGCAAAATAGCTCCAATTAACTCGGTTTTACCATTTTTTCGCGGTATAAAAAGCAATGCATAAGAATATCTCCTAGCGTTTTTGTTTTTAGAATAAGTGGCGATAATATCAATAATAAATTCGATTTGAAAATTTAAAAGCTGAAAAGGCTTTCCAGCTAATTCGCCATCAGTGTGTTTTAAAAGAGAGATAAACAAAACGGCTTTTTTAGCTATTTTTTCATCAATATAAAATGGCGAATTTTGAAATTCTTTTATTTTTTTGTTTAGCATAAGTTAAAGCGTAATTTAATATATCTTCCCTTGATCTTAATTTATTCATAATTTAACTCTCATCTTGATCTAAAAGCATATCAAAAGGAGATTTTTCTTTTTTCTCTTTTAAATTTAGCCTTGCACGGCTTGGCAAACCTATGCCTAAGATTTTCGCTAAACCTATCACATTTTTAGTTAAGGAATTAAAGGCTACAAGCTCAGGTGTTACAATAGGAGTTCCTTTATCTGTGCTTGTAGTAAAGCCTTTCTTTTCCATCTCCTTGCTCGTGCATTCTAAAAAAATAAGATTTTTAACATAGGCTTTAATAATATCATTTTCCAAAGGATCATAAATGCCTAAATTTTCTAGATCTTTAATTGTTTTTTGTGTGAGTTCTTGTTCTATAGTTTCTAAATTTAAAGGTTTAAAATCAAGCTCTTGTGTTTGTGCTTGTTCTGTTTTGTTTATTTTTGGCTTTTCTTTTATAGAATTTTCATCAATATATAAAATCACTTCATTTTGTTTGGAATTGTAATGATTTTCATCTTGTCTTTTTTTAGCAAGTCTTAAAATTTCATCTTTTGGATAGGGCTTGGCTTTTCCTTTTAACACTTTGATGCCATTTTTCTTTAAATACCTACTTAAATAATTTTTTGAATTGATATTTAAAATTTGCAAAACCTCATCAATATTTAAAAATTCTTTTCGCATTAAATGCCTTTTTATTTGTATTTTAATGATATTTTAAGGCATTAAAATGCGTGTTAGTTAATTTAAAGCAAAATTTGGCTTTTTTAAAATACTTTTGATAAAAATAAAAATTTCAAATAAAGATTTTAGCTTGCTTTGCTTATGTTTTAGTTGGTTAATTAGTAGGTTAAGTATAACATTATACAAAAAACTAGCTCACATTTTTTCGTATCTGCCGCTTCGGTGTAAATTTTGAATTTTGTAGAGATTACATACCCTACCCCCTAAGCTCATTTTTACTCTTTTTATTGTGACAAGCTATACATAAACTTTGTAAATTTTCTTCACTCAATCTCTCACCACCTTGCTTAATAGGTATAATATGATCTATAATTTTTGCAAACTTTCCACACTTTACACAAAATGGATTTTTATTTATAAAAGAATTCCTTAATTTTCTCCAAGCTAAACTATTGTAAAAATCTGAACTTTGTTTATCTCTTTTAAAATAATCATATCTTTTATTTGCTATTGTTTTAGAAGTTTTATAACATTCTTCACAAGATCTTAAATGAGTTTGTATTTTCTTTCCACACTTACAAAGTTTATAGGTTGTCATTTTTTATAAAATCCTATTTCAGTTTTTTTAGAAAGTTCAACTTTAAATTCATATTTAAAATCATCATAAGGTTTAATTACATAGCAGTCATATCCTATTTCTAACAATTTTATAAACCAATCAGGAAGTAAAACAAAAAAATTATTTCCTACTTGCTTGATTTTAAAACCGCTTTTAAGCTCATTTATATTCCTGTAAAAATTATCATATAAACCTAAATTATTTGAAAAAATCTTAACAGGGATTGCATTAACAATAATATCTTTTTTATCAAACAT